AGAAATCTTATAAGAACTATTGTGAAAACTTCGATGAAGGGAATTTCAGTAAAAAATGGTTAAAATTAGAAGAATCATTTGATGGGTTTTTTAATGACGAAAACTATTCTGTATACACAGAAGAAGAATTTATTAATAAATTAAATACTGATGAAGAATTTTCTAAAAGGTGGAAACTTACAATTTAAAAAGAAATAAGATATGAAACAGATAAAATATAATATTTCAATTTTTATTTTTTGGTTTAAATATATTTTATTAAAAACACCTATTAAAGCGAATCAAATAGAGTTTTTACAGAAAAGTTACACACCAACCAAAAGAGAAGAAAATTTAATTAATAAAGTTAAAAAAATTAACAAACTATAAAACAAATAAGACTAATAGATATGTATAAGCGTGGGGGTAGCCACCACATTAAAAACGAGAGGTGCTTATATGTGTCTATTTATTAACAATTTAAAAAACAATAAGATATGAAAAATAAAGAAACACCAAATCCAGCTGATTTTATGATGTTGGGAGAAAAAGTATTTGAAGAAAATGTACATGAAAAGTTAAGAGAAACACTATCTCCAAATGAAAAACAAATGTGGATAAGTGGTTATTTGTTAGCATTAACTCAACAAAATAAAAGATAAACTAAGAATCCGATTGCAAGGATAAGTGCTATAAATATTATGGAAAATATTATGGGAGAAGAAGTGTCAATTTTTGAAGGCTTAAATTACAGACACCAAGAACTTTTAAGAAAGTTATCAGAGGTAAATGAAAGACTACATCGTTCAACTATTTCATTAGGAGGAGAATATCCTTTAAAAGAAAATAAAATAATTGAGTCTCCAACAGATGGTAGCCATATTAATAACTATGTTAATCAATTAGATTATATGGAAAATACACTTACTTATATGTTTAATCATATTGAAGTTTTAGAGAATTTAGTTCGTAAATAACAAAACAAATAAATATGAAACAGACACCTTTAGAAGAATTAAGAAATGAAGATTTACAACATTATGATGCTTTGACATTTAACGATTATAAAAGTCATAGAAATAGTATTCCAAGAGCAATAAATTTTTACTACAACTATAAACAAATGAATTTATTTCAAAGAATTATTTTAGCATTTAAAAACAAATAATATGGTAAGTACAAATTTAAACAATGAACAAGTTAAAAATCCCTTAAGAGACCCTTTAACTTATTCTCTTGAAGTTTTATTAACTGAAATTAGAAGAGGTAGGCCTGCTGTTAGTTGCAGTTTTGTTCTTTACTCCGAAAATATTGACGGAATCAAAGAATATGAAAAAGTGAATGGAGAATATATTAAACTTGATGAACCAATAAAACTTAAAATGTTCGGAGTTTATAGACATTCATTTGGTTGCAGTTTGAGTGATGCAATGAAACAATGGAGTTGTGTTAGACAAATTTTAAGTTTTAATAGATTTTATCACTCAACAGGTAGAGATAAGAATTATTTACAAATGGGGACTAAGTTTAATATATTCTTACTTCCAATAGTGTATTTATATTCTTTGATTGACACAAAGATGTTTCATAAGGTTGCGTTCGTTTAAATTACAATTAACAGCTGAGTATAAACGTAATGCTTACACCAAACTTAATTTGAAACACAAAACTTAGAATTATAATGAAAAATTTGGAAACTCGGATTTAATTTCGTATATTTAAGTATAAATTTAAAACAAAGGTTATGAAAAACATTCACGTATTACCAACGGAAAAACCAAGTAGATTGTATTATAATGCAAATGATAAAAATTGGCAATTATGCGAGTTCCATAAATATCATACAGATATTAAACCTACTCATAACATCTACATCACTAATTCAGAAGAAATTAAAGAAGGTGATTGGTGTTTTGAAGTTCATAATGAAAATTCTAAAGCAACTACTCCAAACTTTATTGATGAAAAAGGTAATAAATGGTGGCTAAGAAAGGCAAATGCTAATGATATTGCAGGATGTCCAACAACTAAAAAAATTATCCTAACAACAGACCAAGACTTAATCAAAGATGGTGTACAAACTATTGATGATGAGTTTTTAGAATGGTTTGTTAAGAATCCAAGCTGTGAGAGAGTTGATGTTGATTATAGATATGATACAAATCTTCAACCTATTTTAGATAGTTTTGGAAACAAAGTGTTAAGAATTAAACTACCGACCGAATCTGAAAATTTATCTCAAATAATCATTCCAAAAGTAGAATCTAAACAAGAAACACTTGAAGAAGCTACTGAAAGATATGCGAATATGCACCAAGATGTGTCAGAAGAATTAGGAATATATCTTGTAAAAGTTGTATTTCAAGATGGTGCTAAATGGCAACAAGAACAAGACAAGAAAATGTATAGTGAAGAAGAAGTTTTGAAATTTTCAGAATGGTTTGCTTTTGAATTAACACGATATGGTTATCCAACAGAAGAAAACATAATTAAAGCACTAAAGGAAATTAAAAGAATTTTAAAAACAAATAAGATATGAAATACATATTAACACTCCTTCTACTACTAACACTGACATCATGTTCAGTGGAACAAAGAATCAAAGATCATTCTTATACACAAGAATGGTACTATATTGATACAATGAAATTTCAAGTATACAAAACTAAAAGTGGAAAGAAATACATCATTGTACTAAATGAGAAACAAACAAAATATAAACGACAATACATTAAATTATGATTCGCATAACGGTTCTGAGCGATACACATACAAGACATGGATTAATTCCAATGTCAGATTTACCTGGAGGAGATATTCTTATCCATGCCGGAGATATTATGAACTCAGGATATAATAAAAATGACATTCATGATTTTTTATATTGGCTTAGTTCTTTAAAGCAATATGATACTAAAATTTTCATAGCAGGAAATCATGATCGTATGTTTGAGAATCATCCTGAAGAAGTACAAGAGTGGTTAAACAAACACCTTAATGTAGACTATCTTCAAGATGAAGCTATTATGGTAGATGGAATTAAAATTTACGGATCACCATGGCAACCAGAATTTTATAACTGGGCATTCAATTTACCAAAAAATGGATTTGGATTAGCAGGTAAATGGGAAGCAATTCCTGACAACACAGATATCTTAATTACACATGGTCCAGCTTTTGGAACATTAGATACAGTAGTAGGGAGAAGACATGATCATTTAGGATGTGAATTATTGGCAGAGAGAATAGAAGTAGTTAAACCCAAAATTCACATCTGCGGACACATACATTCAGGATACGGGTATTATTGGAATGGACATACTCACTTCTTTAATGCTTCAGTATTAGATGAACAATACGAGTACACTCAAAAGCCAATAACATTTGATTGGAATAAAGAAACAAACGAAATAGAATTTTTATAAGCTATGACATTAAGAGAAAAATTTGAAGATGGTTATAATGATTACAAAGAAAATGCTAAATACTGTGAAGCAATAGCAGATGAAAATGCTATGGAATTTGGTAAATGGCTGAACAATCAAGTACTTACACCAGGTGGTACGCATCATCATTTAGATGGTAAAGCACTAATAACCGACTTATATGTTATCTACAAAAACCAAAAAGGATTATGAAACTAAAATATTTTTTAAAAAAATTCGAATGGATGAAAGTCTACTTCTCTCCATTCAAACCACCAGTCCCAAAAGTATATATTGGTAAAACAGCTATTGGTACACCTTATTTCTTACCAAGAGTATGGAGAAAGTACACAACTCAAGAAGCCATAGATAAAGCCACAGCTGAACTAGAAAAAAATCCAAATGCTAAAAAAATAGGATTTGAAAAACTATTCTACGATTACAGTAGAAGAAGTAAATCAGTTCCTAAAAAAATAGGATTTGATTTTGTAGATTTAGGTTGGAAAACAAAATGGACAGATACAGACTACAGATTTGAATGGTCTCCAGTTTGGTCATTTGTGTTCTTTGGTTATCAAATAGCAATAACATTTGTTCCTACAGAACCTCACCATTACTGGGAATGCTGGTTGTATTATTCAAGAGAAACAGTAGGAAGTCCTGAAACAAGAATAAAAAAATCTAGAAAGAAGTTTCCATGTGTGTGGAGTTCTACAGTAGATGGAGTTAAGACCACAACTTGTTATTGGGATGTAATATTAAAGAAAAAATATTTGTAAAATAATTAGAAAAAGGCTTGCTTACGTGAGTCTTTTTTCGTATATTTAAGTATAATTTAAAACACAAAGGTTATGACAGCATATAATTTTTTACAAGGTAGTTTTACAATTAGTCATTTTTATAATGATAAGTACAATGAAATGGTATGTTTTTCTAAAGATGTCGAAAAAGCAATGATTGAATTTGCTAAATATCATGTAGAAGCAGCTTTAAAACAAGCTAGTGAACAAGCTAAGGTAAAAATAAAACAAGGTGAATTAGGAGCATTTGATATGAGACCGTCAGTAAAAAAGAAGAGTATTATAAATGCTTATCCATTAAAAAATATTAAATAAAAGCTATGAAGGAAAGATTAACTCCAGGAAAGATTTTAGTATTAAAAAAAGATTTCCCACCATATCCAATAGGAACTGAATTTCACATAACTTATGGGGTTTGTGGTAGAATGATTTTAAATACTCCAAATTTTGGATCTACATTACCTAATGGAGAAAAGATACCTTCAATGAGTGTTAAAATGTATTACGAATATGAAGATATATTCAAAGCATTTGGAGGTTGGGAAGAATGGTTTGAAGTAAAACAATATACTGAAATTGATGAATGGAGTAGCCATTGTATAAAAGTAAAGGGTAAGGCTTTAACAGATGAAGTTATTGAAAAAATAAAAATTCTTTTAAAAACATAATAGAACTATTGACTATAATTTAAAAACAAAAAGGTTATGTCACAATATCAATTTAAAGCTGTAATAACAGATAATGAAGATACAATTAACAAGTATTTAAAAGAAGGTTGGACAATCCAATCAGTAACAGCACAAATACACACAGTATCATCAAGAGCTGGGAAATTTTTAATTATTTTTAAAAAATAAAGGTTATGTTTAGAAAAACTAAAAATAAGATATCTAAGAAATTTAGAACTAAATTAACTCAAGAAGACTTGAGAGGGTACAGAAATATACTTAAATTACTTTACCACCCTAAAGCAGAAACACCTCTTAAAGATCCAGATGTTTCAAAATACTACATTCAAGTACCTTGCCTTCACCTTGATTTAATCATTGATACAGAGAAAGCAGAAATTGTAAATACAAAACAGATCTACCCTCTTAACCTTAATACAAAGGTGACAGAAAGAGCTGTTCAAAGAATCAAAGAAGAAGTATCAAAACAAAGAGCTGACCTTGAAGATAAAATCAGAGGTAAGAAACAAAACATATTAGGTAACCTTTACACTAGAATTAAATGATAACTTTTATAGCAAGTAAGACAGTAAATGGAAATGAAGTACAACTGGTTAGGGAATCAGGCTGGTATTATATTAATTGGGGTGAAGCTTCTCACAAAGGTAAAACAAGAACTAAACTCCAAACTCGTACTGGACGTAAACCTTCAATTAACCAAGTAAATAAACGATTCTTAGAGGCTTGTAAAGCCACTGAGTATATTAAATTTAGTAAATTATAATTATGGAACTAATAAGATATATTTTAATGTATGAAGGTAAAGTAGAGCATGACTTTAAAAGTTTTAAATCCAGACCTAATCTAGGAGAGTTTATCTCAATAGAAAAAGAAATGGAATGTTTAAACTATAAAGTAGAGTTTGTACAATACTTTTTCAATGAAAACAAAGACCCTCAATATATAATGGTAACAGCAATAAGAGAGTGATATGGCAGCAGCTTCAGATAACAAATGCGATGTGTATGAATGGATACTTCAAGTAGCTAAATCATGTACCACTATTTCACATAAAATCTGTGTAAATAAATTAGTACAAAAATTTTTAGACAAGTATGATGACTTTGAGATGTACCAATGTTTATCAGAACAAGCATGGAATGAAAGTAATAAAGCAATACTTAAAAATTTAGAAAATGGCAAACATCAAAATAACAATAGAACTAAATGATAAACAGCAAGCCCTATACGATGAATGGGCAGCTGCTATTAAGGTTATTTATGGTAAATACGGTAATATGACTTGGTCAGTATCAGATTGTGGTATAGGTCAAACTATAAAAGTATACAATGATTTAGTAAATAACGAATTAAATTTAACAGACGTAGATAGTTGGTAAGATGAGTAAAAAACAAGCAATAGGGTTATTTGATATGCTAGACATGAGTATGGCAGAAGAATTAGGAGTTGATGTAGAAACATACATTAAAATCATTGATAAAAAATGTACTGAAGAAGAAGCCAATTTTATTATTCTGACCTTTCTGGAGGAAGATACTGACAATATAGAAAAAGCAAAACAAACCTTTAATAAGTATAAAGATGAACAATCAGATTAAAATAGAACCCATTATGGACTTCGAAGCAGACAAAAGACGTCTTTGCGAAATAACGTTTGATTGTCATGTTAAGATGTATGACAGTGGAGCAAGATCAACTGAAGGAGGATGGTTTGGAGTATCTAAGGACTTACCACCACAATGGTTTAGGCTAAATTCTCAAATTACTTTAGAGACTATTAAGTATGCAACTGAAGAACAATTAGGAGCACAATTAAAACAAATGTATCACGAACTGCAAGCAACAATTGCCAAATATGAACAGTATAGATAAACAATACACAGACTTAATAACCTTATCTAAAAGTGATGTTATGTACCTCATAGCGTGTGCTATGGGGTATGGTTGGAATGAAGCAGCTTCTTCACATATAGAGCTTGCTGAACGACTTAAACGGAAGGAGACAGAATCAGAAAAATTACTTGAATGGTCAATAGCGAGAAATCAAAAAATACAATGAACAAACTAGATAAACAGTACACAGACTTACTCCAAGACATTCTTGACAACGGAGTAGAAAAGAAAGACAGAACAGGTACAGGAACAATCTCAGTATTCGGAAGACAAATACGTCACAATATGAAAGATGGTTTTCCACTCTTGACTACAAAGAAAATGCCATTTAAAACAATAGTAACAGAACTTCTTTGGTTCTTACGAGGTGATACAAACATTAAATTCCTTGTTGATAATGATTGTCACATTTGGGATGGTGATGCTTACAAGAATTATTCTAGAGAACATTTTAAGGAATGGGAAGTTGGAATGGAATATGAATCAAAAGAATCTTTCATCAACAAAATCAAAACAGATGATGAGTTTGCTAAAAAGTGGGGTGAGCTAGGTCCAATTTATGGTAAGCAATGGAGAAATATATTTAAAATAAAAGATGGGGATATCGAAGGTCATAAGATATTAAGTAGCATAGACCAAATTCAAAACCTAATCAACGACCTTAAAACAAATCCAGACTCAAGACGATTAATGGTTAATGCTTGGAATGTCGGAGAATTAGACCAAATGGTTCTTCCACCTTGTCATTATGGATTTCAAGTTTATACAAGAGAGTTGACTTACGAAGAAAGACGAAAATTATTTGAAGAGAAGACAAATCGAGATTCAACATATATTCTTTCTGTTAGAGAGACATTGGATGAATTTCAAATTCCAACCAGAGCAATCTCTTTAATGTGGAATCAACGTTCGTGTGATTTTCCATTAGGAATTCCATTTAATATAGCATCGTATGGGTTATTACTGGAAATACTTGCAAAGGTGGCTAACATGGTTCCCGATGAGTTAATTGGGAATTTAGGAGACTGTCACATTTACTTAAATCAAATAGAAGGATGTAGAGAGCAAATACAGAGAGAGGGATTGTCACTACCAACATTCGATTGTCCTGCAATGGATGAAATTCCGTACAACACTTTTGATGAGCTGGTAAACAGACTACTTCCTTGTGATTTTTACATGGACGATTATCAATCGCATCCTACAATAAAATTTCCTCTTTCAAACTAGACATGTTTTTAGAACTACCTTTTACTTTTTGTAAATTCAAGCTATTTATAATAAAGAAAACACATGATAGGTATTTATGAAATTAAAAATAAAGTAACAGGGAAGAGTTATATAGGATCGTCTAAGCAAATTGAGAAAAGATGGGAACAGCATACACAGGCTTTGGAGAAAGGAGTACACCATTCAATACTACTACAGAGAGCTTGGAATAAGTATGGGAGAGGTTGTTTTGAATTTATAGTAAAAGAAGAATGCAAAGAGGAAGAGCTGCTAATAAAAGAGCAAAAATACCTTGATCTAAAGCCAGAATATAACATAGGAGCTCAAGCATCAGGAGGAGACAATTTAACAAATCACCCATATAAAGAAGAAATCCTCGAACGAAGAAGTAAGACAGTTGCTGATAACCTCAACAAACTTACTCAAGAAGAGAGAAATAGAGTTTACGGAAAAGAGAGAGAGTCTAACTCAAACTGGAGAGGAGGAAAGACTTTCTGCAAATGTGGAACTAGAATTAATTCAACAGCTAGGAGTTGTATCAAATGCTTAGATAAATCAGGAGAGAATAATCCTTTCTTTGGCAAGAAACACTCAGAAGAGACAAAGCAGTTACTAAGAGAGTACGCAAGCAAACGGACAACTAAACCATCAAATACGAAAAAAGTTATAGTAGAAGGAAGAGAGTATACAAGCGCAAACGAAGTAGCAAAAACTTTTAATATATCCAGAAGTTTAGTAAATTATAGATGTAACTCAGAAAAATATAATTGGAAATTTAAAAAATGAAAGCACCAAAAGCAAAAGTAAAAAAAATTGTCAAAGAGTGGAAAGATGCCACTTTAAAAGAAATCTGGGAAGGAGTAAGAGATAATTTTACTTTTGCCTTCATAGGAGCAACTCTAGTTGTATTTATAGCAACAAAGACAGATATCGCAGTTTTGTTAGGGTACCTAGCATACTACGCCTATATGGGAGTTATTATTAACCGACCTAAATACGTTACAGATTTAGGAAAGTTAATCATATTCCCAGTACCATCAGCTATAGGAGCATTTGTGGGTTACAAGTTAAGTTACTATCTAATACAGTTAATATGAAATTTATAATAGGTTTTAGTTTTGGAGTATTGGCTCAAATACTTACATTCGTACAACTACAAGGACAATTTAGATGGGAGTGGTTTAAACAACATCCATGGGCAGTTTCGCTAATGGGAGTGCCTATTTCCTTTCTATACCTTATGTCTGTTAAATACTTAGTAGACCATTTTGAAGGAGAGTTATGGCCATCAAGATTGATGGGGTTTTCAATAGGGGCAATAGTATTTAGTTACATGGCACATTCATGGTTTCAAGAACCATTTACTCTAAAAACATTAATTTGTTTAGGATTAGCTTTTAGTATAATGATGATTCAATTATTTTGGAAATAAACTTGGAATCATAAAATAAATTTATTATATTATAGATATGAGACAAGTTAATGATCACGTAAAACAGGCTTTGAGTATGAAGTTAACTGAGAGAGTTATCACTCCTAAAACAGTTAAGTTGAAAAAACAGGTATGGATCAGAGAAGGAAAGAAAGATTACACAAAAGCATTTATATGGATCTTATTAGGAGCCATAACAATTGCTATATGGACAACAATTTATAATTTAATATTTTAACAAATGAAATTTCAATCAACAAAATTATTCGACGGATACTCAGCATGTTTTCGTCAATGGAAAGCAGAGGGTACACACTGTAAATTTCTTCACGGCTATGCCGTATCATTCCGAGTATGGTTCGAAGGAGA